GCTGATATTGCCGACCTCATTACAACTACCCAGCGTGATCTGGGTAAGTTGCGTTGGACCGACATCGCCTACGATCTTCAGGAGTATGTGGCTCTGCCCATGATTCTTCAGAAGAAGAAGGTGTCTTTCCAAAGTGGTCAAGGCATTCAATGGAACGTAATGTACAAGACTAGCGGTGCTGCAAAGGACACTGGTCTGTACGAAACTGATAACGTAAACGTCGCTGACGTTATGACCACGGCTAACATCCCGTGGCGGCATATGACTACCAACTATGCAATCGAACGACGCGAAATTGCAATGAACACT